TAGAGAATTTGCTTGCTGAACAGATTAAGAAAGAGTCAGAAATCAAAGTTTTGCCACTCTTTTCAGTGCGTGTTCTTAAAGACGTGCCTCTTTCAGCTGGTCTAGGTGACAACTACTATGATGAATTCGAGTATGAAACTGTCTATTCTGAAAAAAGCTACAATTATGATATTGCTACCTATATTCACGGTGACTCAATGTTGCCCAAGTATTCTGATGGTGAAGTGGCTCTTATCAATGAGACAGGGTTTGATTATAGTGGAGCTGTTTATGCTATCTATTTAAATGGTCAAACCTTCATTAAGAAAGTCTACAAGGAAGATGACCACTATCGCATTGTTTCCATCAATGATGGGTACCCAGATAAGTTCGCCTATAGTGAAGATGAATTCCGTATTGTAGGTAAGGTCATTGGTCATTTCATGCCAGTCGTAGAAGGATAGTTATGAAACTGAAAGATATTCTTGATATTGGAAGTTATGGATACACCCCTGAATGCAAGGTTGAAATCTTTGACATGAAGAACTTCGAGGAGCGTCTTGAAAATGAAGGTTCTCATGAGATTCTCTTGCCATCAGACGAGAGCGCTACTATTCACCCTTGTGGTTTCTTAATTGAAGATGCCATTCTTATTGCTATGGCAGATGAGGAGGAAGACAATGGAAGTTGATAATATTATTTATCTTAAAGATGGAAGAATCTATATGAAGCCCTATCTTAAGGAATACGATATCACTGACCACATTCAAACACTTGTTGATGAACTTGAAAAGATGAAAAGGTAGGTGATTGAGATGGGCATCTTTGATTACTCAAAAGAGCCACAATCTGACGTTGCCTTTATCGACATGAAAGCCTTTTATGCTAGTGTAGTGTGTGTTGACCGTGGCGAGCACCCTCTTACAACTTCCTTGTGTGTCATGAGCCGTGCTGACAATGCTAACGGATTGATACTAGCCTCTTCTCCTACTTTCAAGAAAGTATTTGGAAAAGAGAACGTCGGACGAAGCTATGACCTGTCATTTGACATTCATACCAGAAAGTTCAGCTACTATAATGCTAAAAGACAAGGCCTAGAGATAACTCCACAGTATGTTCGCTATATTTAGGACCGGGCTAAAAAGACACTCATAGTTCCACCACGCATGGGTATGTATAATAGAGAAGAATATGGAAATTCAAGAAGTCCTGCAACAATATGCTACCAAGGATGAGATACTGCGATATTCCGTAGATGAGGGCTTTGTTGACCTCACTACCTCTCTCAACTACTTCGTTCATGATAAGTCTCTCTCAAGAAGAGATAGACTGGACTTAGTTTCCTCACGCATCCAGTACGATATTTGGAAGAAAACTGGGGTTTATTCAACAGTTGGTATGTCCAACAGCAATCCCCTTCTTGCTAAACTAGCTCTTGATAACGAAGCTAAAAAGACTGTTACCATGCGAGCCAATTGGTCCTATGAGGACGTTGAAAGTAAGGTATGGAACATTCCTAACCTAACTGATTTCTGGGGCATTGGTAGCCGTACAAAGGCGAGATTAAACAAGCTCGGTATCTACTCCATCAGAGAACTAGCTAATAGCAATCCAGACCTCTTAAAAAAAGAATTTGGAATCATCGGTGTGCAGCTTTGGTTTCATTCAGAGAACACTATAAGCCTAAATCTACTGGTCTAGGTAACTCTCAAGTCTTACCTAAAGACTATATCAAGCAATGGGAAATTGAACTCGTCTTGAAAGAAATGGCTGAGCAGGTAGCTATTCGGTTACGACGTGCAAAAAGAAAAACCACTAATGTGGCTATTTTTGTCGGCTACTCTAAACAGGAACAGAAACGACCAATCAATGCTCAGATGAAGGTAGAACCTACTCAGAGTACAGCCGTGTTCTGTGACCATGTTGTTAAACTCTTTCGTAGAAAATATACTGGTGGTGCAGTCAGAGACATTGGTATTCACTACGATAACTTTGTCTCAGAAGACATTGTGACTTACTCACTCTTTGATGATATAGATGCTATTGAAAAAAGTGAGAAATTAGAACGAACCATTGACAACGTCAGAGAACGCTTCGGTTTTCTTTCTCTTCAAAAGGCATCATCACTATTTGAAAACTCACGCGCCACTGAAAGGGCTAAACTCCTTGGTGGACATTCAGCAGGAGGCTTAGATGGATTAGCATGATTGACAGAAGTTACTTACCCTACCAATCCGCAAGAGAATACCAAGATAGAAAAATGGCTAAGTGGATGGGGTCCTTCTTGTCTGAACATTCCACTGCACTCAATGAAACTGGCAACACGATTGACTTCAGTGATAAACTTCCTTAGGAAGAAAAAATAATTCTCCTAAATCAAGTCTACCTCAATAAACTAAAGGCTATCTTCACGACAATTGAAGGACTTGTGATTAGTGAAATAACTGCTATCAACCGTGACTTGATAGACATTCAAGGGAAGGAAATCTACCAATTTGTCAAAGTCTCAGATATATTAACACTTGCACTAGCGGAGGAATTAGATGATTAACCAGAATGATATACAATTTGATTACTTCAGCAAGAACTTTCATCGATTTGAGGAAGACTTCTACAAATACTCACTACTGGATATTCCACTGACATTTATTACTGACGACATCCTTCATGTCATGACTTCCAACCAAAGAAGTTATTTTCGCTTAAACCAACAAAAAGCTAAAGATAGGCGTGATCACTACTTTTTATTTGAAATGAAGATGGTCGAAAACACGCGCAGCTACAAATACATCGGACACCAATATACACTTAAAGCCTAGTCAGTTCATTTTGACTAGGCTTTTAAACTCAGGATTGGTTATAGTCATAATAACAGATCCCTTATTCTTCAATGCATTGTATTCAGAACAGACAAGCCATTCAGAAATAATGCCCCTAAACAAACTTAAATCATTTTTACCATTTCTTTCTCTAAGTAGAGCAAGCCCTTTTGAAAGACTTTGCGGGGTTCTCACCATTTTCTCTATGACTTCATCAGAGTAATTCTTCGTAGCATACTGCTTAACAGCTGCTATTACACAATCAATATATTCTTCTGGTACGGTATACTCTGAGGCTAAGAGTTCAACTAACCTCTCTCGTTTATCAACTGTTAAATCCATAAAATTTACCTAAAAATCTATATACAGCTTACCAGCTACTGAAATATTCTGCTTTACACTTCGATTCAAAGGATGGACTGGTTGCCCCCACTTAGTTAGAGGTGCGAAAGAATACACACGGATATTATTCTGGCTAAATGATTCTAAAAGTTGGTCCCTGCCTTTTACTAAGGAAGGGTGTCCTAGATTTCCCCAAGCACCCCAAACCTCGTCAATACCATTATCAAGTAAAAACTCCATAATCAACTGGATATTTTCTTCAGAAAGCTCAGGGTTAAAGTCATCTAAATCGGAGGCATTAGTAGCTCGTTCAGGATACACGTTAACTACTACCCATCCATCACAACCTAATTTCTTACTTGCATTGATTATTCTATTGATAGTTCTATCACTGTACTCTTCGTTTGCTGCCGAAGGGTTCATACATACAGCTACCAGTGGCATTGAACCTAGACGTCCAAGCAAAAACCTGTGATACTCATTGTATTTTTCAGGCACACACAAATTTGGTTCTTCACCTAGTGGATACTGTGGACGAACATTAGTAATTTTCTTATTCATAGAATCACCTCGTTAAAATCATTATATCATGAAAACACTTGCAGTAATATAGAAAATGGTAGAAACACACGAGATGTGCTTCTACCAATATGAATTATGAGTAAGCTGACTTACATTTATTTATCATTCTTTCTAAAGTCTGGCAACTCCTCAAATTTGCTCAACTCAAAAATAAAGGCCTTATCCTCTGGAATATGTATACCTTCAATTTTATAACGCTTTGACTCATTCCACTCATCCATAATATAAAATAGAGTTTCACGAAGGCTCTTGTTCATCATTTGAACAGTACGTTTCTGTTCACTTTCAGGTTTTGAGAAACTAAAAGAACCTCGAGTTTTAGCTCTACAGACCTGAATTCCCATTACCTTGGTCTCTTTGTTAAAAGCAATTAAAACATGGGAAGGATAGTCGAGTTCTTGAACAATTCCCTTACTAAAAGTTATAAAATTTTTGTTAACTGTCATACTGAATTCAAATCGTGAACGTTCAACTGTTACTACTTCTAGGTTAAAATCTTTAAAACGCATATTAATTCCTCTTTCTTATTTAAAAATATCGTAGATGTCTTTTGACTTCCAACTGGGATCAAGCACAATAAAATCCCTCAACATACCAGACTTGATTTTCTTGATGTAGAGTTTAGGTGCATTTACTTTTGATGTAGATTTCAATTTTCTTCTTGGTTGTTTAAGTAATTGCTGCACTAACTCCCACCTAGAATCTGGAATGATTGAGGGAATACCATTTTTTAGTCGGTATTTGGGTTTCTCACCATTATTTTTACGAGATTTATGACTAAAACAATCAACCGTAAAAGTCTTCTGCATGATGATTTCACCCTTGTACTTCTCGTTTTTGAGTATATTGTAGATAGCTAGGTTTGACCATGTATCCAGTCCAGTAACCGTGGGTATCTTGTTTTTCATCAATGATTCAGCAATCTCTCGTGCTGACATACCATCGATGTATGAGTCATAAATAAACCTCACTATTTTAGCTTCTGAATCATCAATGACGATACGGCCATACTGGTCTTTGGTATAACCTAACAGGTTGTGCGTAGGAATGATTGGGATACCACGCTTGAATCTTTCAATAACTGACCATGTTATTGATGCACTCTTCTGCTCACTCTCACCCTGAGCTACAATAGACATAACACCAAGGATAAACTCGCTATTTGTATCCAAGGTATTGAGATTGATATCTTCTATATAGATACCCACAGGATTAGGTAATGCCTTCAGCTCTCGATAGATGCCTATGAAGTCAAGTTGATTACGGGCAAAACGACTAACACTCTTAACAATTATCAAGTCTATCTTTCCAGCTCGGCAATCCTCAAGCATCTGCTGGAATTGCTCACGCTTCTTGATGGTTGTTCCAGAAGCCCCCTGGTCAGCATATATTCCTGCTAGTTCCCATTCTGGGTTGTTGTTGATTTTCTCCATGTAGGTTTGCTTTTGGAGTTCAAAACTCCCAGACTGAGACTCATCAAACGTACTGACTCGACAGTAGGCTGCCACGCGCAACGTTTTAGTTTTCACGTCAGTAAATTCACTTTTAGCAGGAATAACCTCTACCACTCGTTCATTCTCGAAGGCTTCACGTATGCGTTCTTGCTGACGAGTTGTCTTTCTAGTATTCCTTCTTACCATAGTAGTTTACCTCCTTTCCAGAAATCTACATCTACAATTATACCGAGCAGATATAGATTGCTAAAGTGTTGACTATACTGGCAAAACAAAATAACTTACCTTTTACGTGCGAACTTCTCAGCCCAATCCATATTGATGACATACTCACTTTCTCCTACTTCAGCAACCTCCACAAGTGCATCAAGGTACAATTCACTTGAGAAATTCAAAGATGCCACTGCTTCTTTCTGATTGATGAACATAAATTGATAGGCTACTGGACCTACTTTTGTAAACACCATGTGCTCATAGGAAAACATGATGTCTTCATCTTCATTTGGACTCTTTAGGTATTTCATGAATTCGATAGCCTTATCATCCATGCCCTCACTAAAGATTTGTACCTTCTCAACAAAGTCTTCTAGGTTGGTAACAATTCGACGTTTGTACTTGGAAATATCTAATTCCGCAGCAAGTTCCTTAATACTTGAAACTGAACCAAGGTCGCTACAATTTGATGGCAGATACTGAATGATTACTTTGTTTTCCTCATCAACATAGATTGTAGGATAATCAATAATCACTTGATGACCACAGTGGTTGCAAGTAAACTTGAACAATTCCCAATCAATAAGAGCTGTTCTGAACTGAGGTGTTTTAGATACATCAATTCTGTCATAGCGTTCAAATGAGCTTGCTTCACCGCAAGACAGGCAATTAAGTGATGAAATAAAAATTGAAGTCATGATACTTCCTCCTAGAATGAATAGTTTATTTTTTCGCTCCTATCTATATATTCGTAAAACCTCTGTTAAAAATGAAAAAAGATTGAAAAATTCAACCTTTTTGTATTTAGTCGGTAAGTTTAAATACATAACAGAAAAATGCTATGTATCGTTATTTAGACAACAAACAGTTATAAGTGATTGATATTACTGCCTGCCTTCCATAGTAAAATTAGCTAGGTCCATTTTAAGCAGATTAGGTATCTCTGAAGGAGTAACCGGACTATAATCTTCACCAAAATTATTACTCACATTTAAATTCCCAAGATTAGGAGAAGCAAAAAGTTCTTGACTTAATTTTTCCAAATTGTCACTTTCTTCAATTATTTTCTTTATTGCTGGGGACATATAATAATTCTCTGTATAGGCAAAAATCAAATAATTGATAAATTCTAATTTCTTATCCTTTGACGTACTATTGAATTGAGATTATAAAGAACGGTATAGTTTATCCCGTCTATGATAATAGGTTAAAACAATAGTCCCATCATTAAGAGGAAAGACAGCAATATGTAAGTCTTGCATCCTAGTTTTTTCAGAGAAATCAAAAGGATTATTTATGGGATATCCTTTCATGTCTTTTGTAAGTGTAACCATCCCCTGGAAAGCTATTGGGACAACATATGGAAGTTTTTCCCAGTATATTATTTGATAACCACCTGTTGCACCACTCAAAGCAATATTTTTATGGAATTCAAGTTGTTCTTTATAGTCACGGATATCAAAATTTTTAGCTTCAAAAACATCTTTAGGATTGGAAAACAATTTATGTTTATCCTGCAAAATTTTGTAAAGTTGCTTTTCTTCAAAACGCTTATTTAACTGCAACAAGTAATTTTTTACAGCTATTTCAGCCAACATTTTATCAGAAGGATAATTATGAAGCTTTTGCTCACTTTCATAATTTTTAAAAAAAGTAGAATCACAACTATTGCATATTAAATGAAAGATGCCAGTATTCTTAACACCTTGACTTTTACTAAAAAGATCCACACCCATTACAGAAGACGGAGTAAATACTTCCCCATCAACTGCAATGTTTTTCAAAGAGAACTGAGGAATAGAATGAGAATTGCAAAAACTAGTCTGCTCAGTATTACAAATCAAGCATTTCTCTGGTTTAGCCAAGTTACGAGACTCGGTCAATAATCGAGATATAGCTTTATTCATCTTTATCTGTTCATTTTTGTCAACTATTTCTATTAACTTAGACAATAACAATTTCCTCTTGAATCATATATTAAATCATATTTTATTATACCACAATACAAAATATTGATGGAAATTTTTGGAGCATCCTCATTACTACTAACAAACTTTGTATCAATTTCAGAACTCACACTTCTGTATGAGTCAAGACCAAAGCATCGAGTTTTCCAACACCTCGACTCTTGAGATAGGGAATCAGGGTTTGATCCGCAT